CGCTCGGCCTTCTCCTGCGCGGCCCGCTCCCGCTCCCGCTCCGCGCGCTCACGTTCCTCGCGTGCCTCCTGCTCGGCGCGCGCCCGCTCGGCGGCCTCTTCCTGCTCGCTGGCGATACGGGCCAGAGCCGCGGTGATGGCACGGCGGTACGACAGGCCGGCTTCCGCGGTGACGATCAGCAGGAGCGGGGCGACGGAGTGCACGGCCATGCCCACCCAGTCGTGATGCAGGGCGCTGTCGCCGACGTTCAGGGCGAGGGTCATCAGGCCGGTCATCCAGCGCAGCAGCACCGGCCAGGCGCCGCCCTCTCCGCCAAGCCGGGAGATCACCGAGTCGAGCCTGACCACGATGATGACTGCGGCGTCGACCACGATGGGCAGGATCGGCGCGGTCCACTCCCAGCCTGGCGGGCTGACCGTCCTAACGAGCGGGGTGACGGTGAGCACGCTGAAGAGCAGGGCCCCGGCCGTAATCGCCCAGGTCCCTGCAACCAGGGTTCGTTCGGCTGCGCGGATCTCCGCCTCGGACATGGTCGCAAGGCGCACGGTCGACAGGGTTCGGGCCACGAAGCTGTCCTCCAGGAGCGTTGGCAGTGCGCTCTCGCTCGTGAGCACACCGGTCCCGGACAGCCTAGATCACCTTCCGCTTCGCGGCTGTGACCCTTTCGACGCACCGCCAGAATCGGCGCCGCTTACCACCTTTGCGGCTTTCGGGCATCGTCGCCGACGAACTTCAGCGGCAACGCCCGGCCACCAATCCGGGATGCCAGGCGCTCGCCGAGAACAGCTTCCACCTGCTCGAAGTTCAGGTTCGTTGTGAAGATCGTTCCGCGCCCCGTGTTGGCCCGTGCCGTGATCAGGTTGTTGGTCAGCGTCCGGACGTGGTTCGTGGCGTACTCGTCCATCTCCTCGCACAGGTCATCCAGGACCAGCACGTCGCACCGCTCGTAGCGCTCCACGATCTGCGTCCGCGTGAGCCCGGCGGGTGCACTGTCCGGCCGGAGCCAGCCCAGGTACTTCGAGTGGGAGACGAAGCGGGCCATCAGGCCGCACTCCACGGCGTAGGCGCCGGCCGCCGCCGCAGTGGCCGTCTTCCTGGTGCCGGTCGAGCCGTGCAGGATCAGGTGCTGGATGGTCGGCCGAACTATGTTCCGCTCGTCCTCCGGGAGTTTCTCCTGCTCGCGGTTGTGCTGCCGCGCCTCCACGACCTTGTCCACGTAGGTGCGCACATGGTCAGGGAACTGCTCCTCGTGCAGCTTGGCGAGGGTGAAGCGTGCGTAGTCATCGTGCCCGGACAAGCGCAGCGAGTTCACCCACGCCTGGCGGTACACCTCCCGCTGGTACTCGTCCGTGCTGTCCGGGCGGTCCTCGGTGTAGGCCGCCTTAGCCGGGTCGAGCCCCCGCTTCCGCAAGATGCCAGCGACCGCAGCCACGGCGCCCTCGGCGCGCACCACCTGCCGAGACTTCGGTATCGCCGGGGCATCCATGGTGAGGGACATGTCGTCGGTCCTCCTCTCGTCAGGCGGCGTCATCGGACTGCACACCGAACACGCTCAGGTCGGGCGCGGGCGCGGAGGCGGCTGGTGTGTCTGGCGTGCTGCTCTTGGCGGGCGCCTCCTTCCACTGGTCGTTGGTGAACAGCGGTGCCCGACCACTACCGGCCTTGGGCTGCCGGACACCGGACAGGCGGCCCAGCGCCCGGTCGAACTCGCGCTTGGCGGGCGACCACTCGCCCAGCTCCTCCAGAGCCCGCATGATGACGCGGGAGTCGTAGCCTGCGGCCAAGGCCGCCCGGATGCGCGTGCGCAGGTTCAGGAAGTAGCCGCTGCGCTGCCTCTCGCTGTCCACCATCAGCACCCGCATCCTCTTGGCGGCCACCAGCTCCTCGGCACGCTCCCACCACGTCGTGGCGCCCAGTTGGGCCCGCTTGTCGAGTGCGATGTCCTCGGGCGACTTGCCCTTGAAGTTCTTCAGCGTCCGCTCGAATCGGGCCTTCGCCGGGCCCCACTCGCCTGTCTCCTGGAGCGCCAGCTTGATCAGGTTCAGGTCGTGGCCGGCCGCCAGCGCGTCGCGGATGCGTGCCACCAGATTCGTGCGGGCCTTCTCCTTCTGCTTGTCGCTCACCAGTGGCGTCAAGTGGCCCTGCGCCCGCTCCCACCACTCGTCTGCGACGAGCTGCGCGACGGTGTCGAGGGCCTGTTCCTGCGTCTCGGCATCCTGCCCGGCAGCGTCCGGTGCGGGGCCGGGCTTCTCCTTGCGGGGGCGGCCGGGCTTGCGCGTCGGCTCGGCGGCCAGTTCCTTGCGGCGCCGCGCGTAATACTCGCCGACGCTCTGGTCTCCGGTGTACCCGGGCGGCGGCGTCTGGTGGACGATGTACCGCACGCCCTTCGCGCCGTTGGGCCGCGTCATCGGCTCGCGGTCGATGGCGTCGACCTCGTCCAACTGGTCGAGGTACGGGTCGACGGACTGCTCCCGCGTAAAGCCGAGCATGGTCGCGATCGTCTTACGGGAAGGCCAGCACGCATCGTCCCCCTTCTGCACGTTGACGTGCATGGCGAGCACGTTGTAGATGGCCTTCGCCTGCGGGGACAGGATGTGGCCCTGGTAGTTCGGGGCGGACTTGCTGCCCGCGTACAGGGTGACCCAGTCGGGGATCATGGTCAGCGGCGCCTTGCGGCCGGCCACGATCTCCATCTGCTCGTCCAGCTCGGCGATTTCGTAGCTGGTCACTGGCCTGCCTCTTCCAGAACGGCGGACGACAGCCGGTAGACGGTGTACCGGGCGTCCTGACGGCGGGCGCGGCGCTGGACCACGTCCTTCTCCAGGAGGCCGGCGCGGACTAGCTGACCGACGGCAACGCGAGCCTGGTGGTGGGTCAGCCCGGCCGCAGCGGCGACGTCGGAGCAGCGGTTCCACTGGCGTGCGTCGAGGTCGCTGCGCCGCAGGTACCTCACGAACGCGGTGAGGGTCGCCGGGCTGAGTTCCTGGTTGCCGGCCTTGTCGGTGGCCTGGTCAATGAGCGCCAAGCGGGTGTCGCTGGGGATCACGATGGTTCCTTGCAGGAGATGCCCGACCCCGCGGCCGTACACGGCGGGGTCGGTGCACGAGTGTGCTGGCGTCAGGCGACGGCGGTAAAGCGCCTGTTCTTGGGCGGTATCGGCCCGACGTTGTAGGTCTGCGCCCGGCCGATCCGCCGTTGTCTGATCAGCTCACGCCGCTCGTCCTCGCTGAGCCCGCCGGCGATCCCGTCGGCCACGCGGCTCCCGGGAGCGATGGCCCACTCCAGGCACGCTTCCCGATGCCTGCACAGACCGCACAGCCTCTTGGCATCGGCGATGGCCTGGTCGTCCTTCGGTGCGGGGAAGAAGACTTCCGGGTCGATCTGGGAGCACGGCGAGTCGATCATGAACGCGGGGATCATTCGCCTGCCTCCAGCACCGGGAGGGCGAAGTCCGCTGCCGTCAAAGTCGGCAGGTTCTCCAGCGTCGCGTCCACGAACCCCAGCAGAGCGTCAAGGGCCTCGATGCCGTCCTTGCTCCACTTGGGGCTGACGGTGTCGGTCAGCCCGCCCGGGTCGTAGCCGATGCCCTCCACGATCGCGCCCGTGAGGGTGTCAACGATGTCGCCGGTGTTCTGGTCGAGCCTGACCCGGCCCAGGAGCGCGGAGACGAAGGAGGGCCGGGCGACGTACTGCGTCTCGCCCTGCTCGTCGGCGTAGCGGAGCACCTTCTTCTCGTCCGCCACGTAGAACTTCGCCTTCGACATGGTGCGGGTGAAGGAACCGAGAGGGATGGTGCCCCCGGTGCGAAGCGGCATTTCCGCCGACAGGCTACGTGTGCTCTTCTGCTGCCGGATGTGCTTGGCGTTCGCCTCGATGACCGGGTCGCAAATCTCCTTGACGCGCTGCCTCACGCGGTAGGCCACCGCTGCCCTCAGCGCCAAGTCGGCCTGGTCGACCGTGGGTGCGTTGTCCGTTTCGGGCATCGCCTGTGTACCTCTCTCGGGTTTGCCGGGTGTACCGGCTTCGGAGCGTTGGAGGTCTGTTGCCGGTGGCCTTCCGCTCTATGGACGGAGTGAGGCCGGAAATCGTTACACCAGACCCGGTGTGGCTGCTCGCTCGTGCAACCACACGCAAAAATGTACACCACACCCGCCCCGCTTGCCAGGACACAAGCCGCCACGGCATGGCGCCCTTGCGCTGGCCTGAGCGGCAGCCGGCGGAACGCGCACCCGCTGACCTCGTCGCCCCGGCCCCGGCCTCGCCCCGTCCGGACATGTGGGGCGGCGCCGGCCGAGGAGCGGCCGGAGGGTCCGGCCATGACGGTTGGAGTCCGCGGGCTCGCTGACCAACGGCCGCTCCTCACCCCGGCCCGAAGCTGCGCGACAGGAGCAGCCCGTGCCCGGTCTCGCCGCCCCCCGCTACATCAGCTACATCCCGCTCGCCGACCTGCCGCCGGACCCGGCCAACCCCAAGAAGCACGAGATCGAGCGGATCATCGCCTCGATCAGGGACCACGGGTTCATCGACACCCCGGTCGTGGACGAGCGCACCAGCATGGTCATCGCCGGCCACGGCCGCCGCGCGGCCCTGATCGAGATGCAGGTCCGCGGCGAACCCGTCCCCGACGGCCTTCTCGTGGACAACGACGGCGGATGGCTGGTCCCCGTCACCCGCGGCTGGGCCTCCACCACCGACCGCCAGGCCCACGCGGTCCTGATCCTCCTCAACCGGCTGCCGATGGCCGGAGGGTGGGACGCGCACGCCCTGGCCGAGATCCTCGAAGACCTCGCGACGTCCGACGCCGATCTGTTCGACTCCCTGTGCATCTCCGACGACGAGATGGAGGAGCTGCTGCGCGAGGTCGACCCCGAGGGCCTGCCGCAGGGCCCGGACGGCACCGACGCCCCCGACCGCGAACAGCTCGGCGACGACACCTTCGGGGACGACGGGTACGGCGACAGCGGCGACAACGAGCGCTCCGGCACCGTCTCCTGCCCCGCCTGCGGCCATCTGTTCAGCCCGGGACGGTAACCCGACGGTCGCTCTACGGTCGCCGCCATGCCCCGCCGCAAGAAACGCCGCTCCGACACCCCGGCGCGCGCCCGGCTGCTCACACCGGACGTCGAGGCACGTCTGATCGAGGCCAGCCGTGCCGGCCTCGCCGTGGACCTGGCGGCCGTGAACGCGGGCATCTCCCGCGCGACGTTCCTGCGGTGGATGGCGTACGGCCGCACCGAGGCCGTGGACCGCGCCGCCGGCAAGGACCCCGACCCCGAGATGGACCGGTTCGTGGAGTTCTTCGAGAAGGTCGAGCGGGCCCGTGCCTCCGCCGCGCTGTCGGCCGCGCTCGACATCCGCCGCGCCAGCCGGGGCGGCGTCGTCACCACCCACCGCAAATTCGATCCGCACTCCGGCAAGGTCGTGGAGGAGACCATCACCACGCCCCCGGACTGGCGGGCCGCCGCCTGGTATCTGGAGCGGCAGCACCGCAAGCAGTACGGCAAGGAGGACCACCTGGAGGTCGAGCTGACCGGCGCCGCCGGCGGCCCCGTCGCGGTCGAGAACACCGGCCCGTCCGCCGACCTCGCCACCCGGCTCGCCGAGACCCTGCACGCGCTCCAGTACCCGCCGGACGACACCCTGGACGAAGACGACCTGGCCGCCGAATGAGCCCGGGACGCTAACCCTCTCCAGCCCGCACGGTGCTCCCTCACTGCTCACCAGCTCCGGAGGAAGCACTCATGGCCCCCACCCTCTACCCGGGCGCGATCCGCGGCACCCACTGGTACGGCGACACGTACGAGGGCGACCTGATGGACCCCAACGTCCTCGTCCTGCACACCACCGAGGGGACCGGCATCGTCTCCTACAGCAACGGCGCCCAGGCGCCGAACCTGACGGCCAAGCCCAACTTCAAGAAGAAGGGCTTCGACGTCTACCAGCACTTCGCGCTGAACCGCTCCGCGCGCGCCCTGGTCAACAAGGCCGGCGGCGTCGAGACCAACACCCTGAACGTCATCCAGCTCGAACTCGTCGGCACCTGCGACCCCGCGCACAAGAAGACCTGGGGCAAGCTCAAGGCGGGCATCGACTACATCTACTGGCCGGACGCCCCCGAGTGGGCGTACGACGCCCTCGCCGACCTCATCGCCTGGATGCACACCAACATGGGCATTCCCCTGTCCGGTCCGACGGAGTGGCCGGCCTACCCGTCCTCCTACGGCGCCACCAGCGCACGCATGACGTTCGCCGAGTGGAACTCCTTCAAGGGCATCTGCGGCCACCTCCACGCCCCCGAGAACGTCCACGGCGACCCCGGGAACATCCCCTTCACGAAGATCCTCGCGAAGGCCAAGGCGCTCGTCAGCAAGGACGGCAGCAAGCCGTCGACCGGCTCGTCCGGCGGCTCCACCGCCAAGCCGAAGCCGACCCCACCGGCGTTCCCGGGCCGGGACAAGTTCGGGCCCGGGAAGGCGAACAAG